GCCCTTAACCTTCTCGTAGGTTCGCAGCCCTCCGAGACCTAACATGCCAAGCGTGAGGCCCATGAGAGCGTCGACGTTGAAGGACGGCAGCGGGATCGGATTGCCGGCCATTGTCGACAGCCAGGTGATCATCGGGCCGATCACATAGATGAATGCAAACGCGAAGGCACACGTCCAGCCGAGAGCTGGGCGCCAGCCGGCGACGAAGATGCTTTCGTGCTTGGCCTCTTCGGCATTGACGTCTGTCTGCGTCTTGTCCCAGGCCTGCAGGCTTTCGCGCAACTCTTTCTCGGCGTTGGCTTTGGCCTGCGGATCAGGGACGAACTTGTCGATGACCTTTAGGCCGGCAGCAACTGCTTCCCCGATCCCGAATGTCATTTGTCTTGTTTCCCGTCGAGCTTGTCGAAGATCTTCCCGACCATGTCCTCTATGCGGCGCATCGCCTCAAGAAAGTCATCCCTCCGCACATAGTGCCGAGGGAGATCCCGCTCAAGGCTTCTTACATCTTCGCGGAGCGCCGCGACGGCGTCCCACAGTTGACGGGCGAACCAACCTAGAGCGGCGAGGACCGCACCGATCGAAAAGTTGAGGACGTTTTGCAAATCCATCGCCGTTGCTCCATACGCAACTCGTTATGCCTGCGGCGCAACCGGCCAGGTAATGTTAAACGGATCAGGCTGGTTTGTGACATTACGGAGCTGCTGGCGATACACGCGCCACTGTTCGACTTGAGCCGGCGTCAATGGCACGTCGGGAAGCTGCGTCCAATCGCATGCCTGCAGCTTGCTGTCGCGCTCGTTGCGAACAACTGACCATTGATAGTCAATCGCAGCCTGCTGCTCTGCTGGCGTCATGTCGCGGACAATCCAGACTTGAGTAACGTATTCTCCGCGAATATCGTCTCTCGTCCAGACCGGAGTTCCTTCTTCCACAACCTTAAAGTCTGAAAGCGGGAACTCAGGTTTTTGTGCGTACTCGTACAACGCAAAACCAAACGGGAGAACATCAACCGTCAGCGGATACTGAGGCAGTGAGACGTTCGGCGGGATTAGCGCGCGAAGGTTTTCGTCTGTGACCGGATAACCGAAAGGTTGGCCGTCCTTAATTTGAATGAACATTAGACGTTCCCCGTATTAGTTGAAGGGAAGGCGCGTCCTGCGCCCCAAATTATTCTCACAGCGCCATTTGCTCCAACACCTGATAGATTGGAGCTGTATCCACCAGCGCCGCCGCCGCCATAAGCACCGCCGTTTTTAGTAGACGCTCTGCTTCCGCCGGACCCTCCGCCACCAGTAAAACCTGCTCCACCGTCAGAATTAAAAGCACCACCAGATCCGTTACTCCCTTGGCCTAAAATGCCAACGCCGCCGCCGCCACCACCAAAACTCCCGTTTCCAGAGCCGCCGCCGCCGCCACCGCCACCACTTCCAGCTGTTCCGTCATAGCCGGCACCTCCTCCAGTACCGCCAGTTCCCGAGTAACCACCAGCGCCACCACCGCCGCCACCGCTGCCACCGTTGCCTCCGTTAGCTGGGCCTCCAGCGCCGCCCGACCCATTTAGAACAGAACCTCCGGCAGCGGTAGATGCTGCGCTTGTACCTACACCTCGGGCGCCACCCCCCGCTCTTACTGTAGTTCCATTAAAACTTGAGTTACCTCCGTCGCTTCCAACCCCGCCTCCAGAGCCAACGACAACGGTATATGAAGAGCCTGAAGTGACGCTTATGTTGTTCGCATACGCAAGTGCGCCACCGCCACCGGGATTATTCCCGCTGCTTGCGCCGCCGCCGCCGCCACCAACGCAAACAACGCACACGCTTGTCACGCCAGACGGTGCAACCCATGTATAAGTACCAGGCGTTGTGTATGCCTCTTGACCTGGAGGAGCAGCGTCATTGCTGCTTGATCCAGAAATAAGTTCAAGAAGTTGAGCGTTCATTGTCTTACGCCTGCTTCCATGCGCGAACGCCGCGCCACGTTGTGCCGCCGTCACTCGTAATGAATACCAGGATGTCAGTTCCGCTTGTTTGAAGCGTAGGAGCAGATCCACCGTTCCACACAACTGCAGCCGGCCATGTTTGTGTTCCGGCGCCACCGTTTGTTAGCGCAAGAGCAAAGGCAACCGCGCGAGATGCCGGGACGTTTGTAAACGTCCAGGTCAATGCGCCGGTTGCAGTCTTCGTGAAGTAGTTTCCTGCAGAGCAGTCGACAGCAGACGCAGATACGGCGACAGCGTTCTGCGCGATGTTTCCGCCAACGTCTAAGATCGCTGCGGGAGACTGCGTTCCAATTCCTACTTTTCCATCGCTTGCCAGACGAATACGCTCTGCGTTACCGGAGTAAATACGCACAGCACCTGTGGCAAAAGCAGATCCGTAATAGGCATCTGCATCTGGCGTTGTGAACTCAACACCACCCGAGTAGCTTTGGATTTGTGCAGATCCGCCAGTAGCAAACTTAAAACGGGCGATAACCCCACTTGGTCCGGCAACGTCAAGCTTTACTGATGGGGTGTTTGTGCCAATGCCGACGCGATCGGTCGACGCATCGGTGAAGAGAAGGTTTGCGTCAGTGTCGCCTTCGATGCGGACATCCTTGTCGGCGCCGCTCTCGTTGATAACAAGACCTGTGTCGAGATTGACTGCCGTCGTCGCGCTGACGGTTCCATTGATCGTCAGCGTCTTGCCAGTGCCAACATTGAGGCCGACAGACGTGCCGTTGCCAGCCGCATTAAAGACGGTATCAATGCTGTCTAGGTCGCCATTGACCTTGGTTCCCCAGGTGTCACGACTTCCGCCAACCTCTGGCTTTGTGAGGTTTAGGTTGGTTGTATAACTGTCAGCCATCTATCGGCTCCCTCAGTTAACCGCCTGCCAGCTTGCGCTGCTCGACGGAAGAACGGTCCACGCGGCAGGCGCCACAGATTGAGACGCCCAAATATCGGGGTCGACGGTTTCTTTCTCCCACAGATACCGTCCATTTGCCACCATGTTCGACGTGATGACGATTGACGCCCCGCCGAACTGGATGCGGATCACGCCTGCCGACATCGACGACGTGATCGTGATGCTTTCCTGCGCCGAGAAGTCGGCGACTGCGCCGGCGCTTGCGGCGCTCTGAACGACAATCGCTTCGGCTGCACTAAGAACACGAACTGCAGCTGCTGCCGCACTGCTCGAGATGACAATATCAGCGGCGGCGAGCGTTGCGATGTACGGATCAGCCGCACCGCTTGACGTACTAGCCGCAGCCGCCTGCACTTCCGACACGCGCTGGCCGATTGCCGCCATAGTTGACGACGACACGATCGCCGCAGCGGCTGATGCCAACCGCTGTGCCGCTGCCGACATGCTCGATGTGGCAACGATGTGACACGAAGGCAGCTGCGTGTTAGCAGCAGCCGCGGCTGTCGATGTCGTGACAGCCGCCTGGAACGTGACGTCAACGACCCTGACAGCATCAGCTGCAGCGGTCGATTGAGACGCAGAAACTGCAGACGCCCCGGCCAGATAGGTGGCCGAGGCTGCAGCTGCAGATGACGCCGCAATAGCTACGGCAGCAGTGACTACATAGCCTTCGCCATATAGCCCATCGCCGTAATTTGCGACGCCATAGTCAGACATCTATCAGTCCAACGTGATCGTCAGAGTGCCGGCGTTGAAGCGCAACACGTCACCAGACGAGATCGTCTTTGACGCCGTCAGGTCTGCAAATGCGATCAGGTTGCCAGAGGTAGACGCGTCGAATACGCCTGCAGCGACGATCGTTCCCCAGCTGCCTGTTGCGGTCGGGAACTCAATGGCGCCGCTGTTCGATGCCGTTGTGGGCGCCGTTCCAGACACAGTGAACGTCGCAGCCTGGCGCGCGTAGGATCCGCCGGCCACTTCAGTACCGCCGCCGCCTTCGCCTGGCGCCACCGTGTAAAGCGCGACGTACCACGAAGTCGGGCGCGTTGCGGCGTTTGCAGTGAAGAGCCAGTCTAGGACGAGGTCTTCAGCGTAGTTACTCAATCCGGCCATTAGTAGACCCTCCTGGCTCTAGCAACCAGCGGCGAACCGCTGTGGGTTGATTTCATGCTCTCTTCGTTTAGGGCTTCGATACGAGAGTTGTAAAGAGTTGCGAAGACTGGCATGCGCTGGTCGTCCATGAGGAACGGTTGCGCGTGCAAGAGAGATCCGTACAGGTAAACGTCTGGCGCCTTCGTCAGAAGCCAGTTCGTTGCCTGTTGAGCTGAGAGCGCCGGGATCTTTCCGTAGTAGATCATCTCGATGTCGACATCGGCGCCAGGCGCAGGGACCAGCTCAAGAGCGCCGTTCATCAGCGAATACGCGATGACCTGCGTGTAGTATTTCTCGGCGACGATGCGATCGGCTTCGTCGAGCGTCACGAACCGCAGCGGCTGCTTGCCGTCGACGATGTGCAGGTTGATCGCCTCAACCCAATCGGACGGCAGCTGAACGTATTCATTGTTGCTCGTCGCCTCTGCCCGCACGATCATCTCGCGCGTGCGGAGACGCGTGTTCATGTCGGCTTCGGCCATCTGAATAAACGTCGGGATCTGAGCCGTCAGATCCGCGCGGTTCAGATAGTCGGCGATCGTGCTTTGCAGCGTCGTGTAGTTCGTGATCGTCGCCATTAGCTCTTCATCCAGTGCGTGCGATACGGAGCAGCCTCATCAGAGGCCAACCAGCGACGCATCGCCGGCTTATCGCCAATGACGTTGCGCTGGAGAAGTTCTAGATAAACGTGCATTGGAAGGCTTGCCACCTTCACCATGTCGCCCGTTTTTGACGTGCGAGAAACTTCATCGCGTTCGGCTTTCGCCTGCTCGACGATCTGGTCAACTTGGTAAATGTTCTCGATGTGCATCTTGCCGTCAGGCGTGATGTGCATCTTTGTCATCGAGCCGGTGAACTCGTCACTGCCGAGATTGAAACTGCCAGGCGCAAACTCTTCCGCCATCAATCCTCTCCGATAAAGAGAGGGCGGGTTGCCCCGCCCTCCTTATTCATCACGCCGAGGTCGTGAGGTTGGCGATGATCGCGTGAGCCTTCTCGTTCTTCACGCGGAGGCCGTACTCGACCACGAGTTCCTTCTTCACGCTGTCGCCTGTCGGGGCGATGTCGATGACGCGGAACGGACGCAGGTACGAGACCGAGGCGTATTCCGGATCAAGAACGAACGCGAAGTTCTCGGGCTGGAAGCGGTTCGGAACGATCGCAAGCTCACCGAAATCGCCGAGGTAGACATCGGCGGTTGCAATGATCTTGAGCGGCTTGACCTGGTTGTAGGTCACGCGCTGTTCTGCGAGACCAGCAAACGCCGAGGCGACGGTCTTGTTGTACGGGCCAACCATGAGGATCGACGGATTGCCGCCCTGCGACCAAGCCTGCTGCTGGGCAGTCTTGAGCATCGCTTCGGTGAACGCGACATCGGTCGAGGTCGAGAGGTTCGTCCACGCAGCGTTCGGGTAGCCGTTGCCGCCGGCGCCAGACATCGTGCCTTTCGTCGCGGCGTTAGCCTGGACGTTCGTCTGCAGCCACGCAGGCAAGCCTGCAGTGTTGCGAGCCGTCGAGTTGTTACCGGCAGAAGCAGCCTGGTTGCGGAGGAGAACGAACTCCATATCGCGCTTCAGCTCTTTTGCCTTCTTGGCCTGCTGGTAGGCCATGACGGTCTTCATGCCGGCAGTGTTGACGGCATCAGAGGTGTTCGACACCGAGACGACCTTGGTCGAGATCTGTGCGTAGTTCGCCACGCGCAGAGTGGCATCGAAGTCGGCATTGCCGGCGTCTGCACCTTCTACGGCTGCGTTCGCGGCTGCGGCAGCGAGTTCATCGGTCTGCCACTCGAAGTAAGTGTTCGATGCGGTGTCACGACCGACGTTCGACATGAACGGCGTATCAACCGGGGAGATGTCGTAGATGATGTTGGCGAGATCCTCGCGGATCGCATTCGACGCGTCATACGTCGTTACTTTAGAAACGGAAGCCATTGGCTTACCTCCTGCTGTCTAGTAGACCGAAAAATGCAGCGGCGTCATCGACGCTGCCAGTTTTAGCGAGACGTTGTTTCATTCGCGTTATTTCGGTCGCCTTGCGCGGCGTAGATGCCGCGGTTCCCGCTTTCAACGGCTTGGGGCCTTCCTGCTTCACAGGTTTGGGCCGATTAGCCATCAGCTCGTCATACTTGCGAGCCTTGTCGAGAACTAAAAGAGCGCGTGGGTCGTATGCTTGCGCGAGTTCTTCGTCCGTATAGCCGACCTTGCGGCCATAGTCCTTCAGCTTGCTACGCGCGTCGTCCCACTTCTTTTGATCGCGCCACTCAGGCACCTTCTCGACGAGCCACTTCTGGCCCTCTTGAACGACCTGGCGAACGCGCATCTGCTCTTCTTGCTGACGCAGATAGCTGAGACGTTCCTGTTCGGCTCTCGTCGCAGCGAGGCGCTCTTGGTAGTCGCGCCACTGGTCTCTGATCAGCGGGTAGTTCAGCGGATCTTCACGATGCAGCTTTTCCCAATCAGGTTCTTGCGGCATCAGCTGCTGGAGCTGCTGCTGCAGGACGGGGAGCATCTGCTCGTACTGCGATCGCTCAACTAATACTTGCTGGCGAACCGCTTCGACTGCCTGTTGCTCCTGACGGAGAACATTCATTCGACGCGAATAATCGGACTGCCGTTGATAGCCTTCCCGTGCTTCCTTCAGAGTGATCTGCTGCGTCTTGCCGTCAATCTTGACGGTTACGAGCGTGTCATTTGAAAGCTCACCTTCCGAACCATCTTCGTCGTCCTCTGCGGCTTCTGTCGCATCTTCGTCGGATGACGCTTCGACCTCGTCGGTCTCTGCGGCCTCTCCATCCTCAGAAGGCGTCTCTTCGACATCTTCCGCAGACGCCTCGACCTCTTCGGTCGCGGCAGGGGCAGGCTGACTTTTAGCGGGTGTGGGTTCGGCCTCAGAGGCTCCCATCAGTGCCGCCATGCGGTCTGCTGCTTCTGCAATGCCGATTTCGCTGGGCTGCGACTGCTCGGCTCCACTCATGTATTTACTCCCTTATCGGTCGCCCTTCAAGCGACGGTTGAACGCGGTCACGTCTGGCTCACTCGCCAGCGCCGCAAGCTCGTCCCGAAATGTGCGAACAGCGCGGACGAGGTGATATGACGCCTCGCGTTCGTCGTACTTTTCGGGGTCAGAGTTCGACCATTCATCAATCAGGCGCTGCTCAATGCGCCGGATCACTTCCATTGCCGCTCGGCTGTTTGCGAGGCTCTTGGCCTCGCGCCAGAGTTCTTCCTGTTCAAAGGTCGACATCACATCCCCATCGGTGGCATCTGCATCGGCATGGGTTGCGGCTCCGGCGCAACCTGTTGCGTCTGCGCCGCACTGAACATGGCACGAATTTCTTCACGCTGGCGATCGACCTCGCCCTTGATCATGGCGATGTCGACCTGCGTGCCGTACTTAGCCTGCAGCTCTGTCGCGCGAATCATGGCGTCGACGAAGAGCTTGTCGCGCTCGATGTCGGCTTGGGCCATCGCCTTGTTGCGCTCGAGTTCCTGCTTAGCGGCGTTGATCAGGATGTCCGCCTTGATCTTCTCGGCCTCGACACCGGCCAGCATCTCCGCCGGATCCTGCTTCTTGTTGCCGGCCATCTGCTGCATGTAGGCCTGCACTTCTTGCGGGTTGATCTCTTTCCAGAACTTCGTCGGATCTTGGAAGCCGGCAAGCTGTGTCACTTCGGCCAGAGCATCGCGCAGCTGGTTGAGATCGACGAGCGGGTTGAACGGCCCGTAGACCTGGATGATCTCCTTCTGCTGCTGGATGATCTGCATCAGGAAGGCCATGCGCTGGTCGTCGGAGCCGCGGCCAAGGGCAATGTTGACCGTCATGTCCATGCCGTCGTCCCAGCCGCGCGGGTCGATCGGGACGAACTTATTCCGCAAGCGGACAATCTTCGGCTTGTCCTGGTGCTGCACGACGAGCTTCAGAAGGCCCTGGAAGCACCGCTTCAAGCCATCAGCGAACAGGCGCGCGATCATCTCGATGCGCTCCTGGGACGACGACAGCTGCGCCTGGACAGCCGCGCGGGTGGTCGACTGCAGCACGTCTGCATCAAGGCCCTGCGAGGCGCGCGAGATGCCCGTGCGCTGCGTCTTGATCTCGTCCATGTAGGCCAGCACGCCGAGGGCGGCTTGGCCGACAAACGGCTCGACAAGAGGAGCGATCGCGCCAGGCTGACGCACTCTCACCAGGGCGCCAGTTTCCGTATTCATGGCGTCGTCGAGGTTCACTTGGCCCTCGACCACTGCCATGCGCGGATGGATCGACTGCGCCAGGCTGTCGAGGGTCGCGCGCATGATCGTCGACTTGATCAGCTGCAGATCCATCGTCTGGTCGGCGATCGACTGACCGAAAATCGTGTGCGGCGTCGGATCCGGCGAGAGGATTGCAAACGGCGCATGCTGCACGACCTCGTCATGCAAGATGTAGGCGCCATTGCCGACAGAGCAGACTTTGTGCAGCTCGGCGATGCCGTCGCCGTCCTTGTCGACCCGCACATAGCTTTCGACGTAGAAAACGCGATCGGTCGTTTCGTCTGTTGCGTTTGTGATGCCAAAAAACGACTGATCTGCCGGATTGCGGACAAGAACCTCAAGGTTCTCTTCAAAGCCGCCCGTGCCGGCGTTCTGCTCGATGATGTCGCGGTCGTAGCCCATCGCCACCAGCTCGGAGACCGTCGCCAGCTTGCGGCGCCCGACATAGATCGCGTCGTCGATATTGGTCGCTTCGCTGTCGATTAGGAACTGCTCGGGCGGAATGCACTCGACGACGTAGCGCGGCGTGCGCTTCGTCTTGCGGATCCGCAGCGAATAGAACGGCACGCCGATCGACGCGTCGAACTCCTCAAGCATCTCTTCGATGAAGACCCCAGGCTCGTTCTGGATCATCATCATTTCGTCAGCCGTCAAACCGGAGTACGAGTAATACTCGACGCTCTCGTCGTCGACCTTGTACCAGGTGATGACGCCGGTCTTGAGGATCAAAGCGTCCTTCATGGCGTCGTGCAGGATCCTGAAGCCGGGGTTCTCCTGCATGAAAATGTAATTGATCAGGTCTGTGGCCTGCTCGGCGGCTTCGATGTCTTCCGGCATCTTCGGCACGAACTCGACGACCTTCTCCGGACCCGTGAAGATCCGCAGCAGCGACGGCAGCATCGCCAGGATCGTGTCGCGCACTTCCGTCAGAACGACCTGCGAGCGCCCGTCTTCCTCGTTGCCGAACTTGTCGCCGAGGTAGTACGCCATCGCCGCTTCGCGCTCGGGCGCGAGGTAGCTGTCGATGTAGCTCTGAGCGTTCTCGATCGCCTGGCGCAGAATAAAGGCGAACTCTTCGTCGTCGATCGGCCCCTGGTCAGGAACGAGAAGGCCCGTGTCTCCGTTCAGAACGCGCGGCTTCGGGATCGGCGTGTAGCTCGGGTCGTACTTGCCGGGGAGCATGTCATTCATCGCGTTGTCCCTTCTTGCGAACGCGCCACCACTGCCAGCCATTTTCTGAGCCGACTTCGCGCCCCGCGAAAACTGTATCTACAGCTTTCTTTACACCATCCATCGGGTAATCGTCACCGCCCATGACGCCGCCGGCCTTCAACTTAGGCCACCACGCCTCGATGTCAGCCATGACATCCTCATATTCGTGGCCCGCGTCAATCCAGACGAAGTCGACAGATCCGTCCTCAAACTTGTGAGCTGCCGGCGCAGACGGCATGCGATGCACATGCAGGTCGAGGCCGTCGATGCGCTCCATCGTCTCTCTAAAGATGTCAAAAACGCGCTCAAGATCGGGGTCAGTCTTGTGAGCAGGCTCATTCGATCCGCCCCAATGGTCGACGCAGTGCAGCGCGATCGACTTGCCGCTGTTGACGATTTCGACGCCAAGAAAAGACGCAGACTTGCCTTTCCAGCACCCCAATTCGACAAAGATCGCGCCATCTTTCGCGCCCTTGACCGCTTCTCGGTAGGGGCGCGAAAAATTGAACCAGCCGTCGACCTGGTCGTAGAAGTGCTTCACTTCTTCTTGCTCTTGCCTGCCTCTGACAAGGCAATGGCGATCGCCTGCTTCTGTGACTTCACGACCGGACCCTTTTTCGAGCCGCTGTGCAGCTTTCCGGCTCCGAACTCTGTCATCACCTTGCTGATCTTCTTCTCAGATTTCGACTTCTTCATTGAGCGCCTCCATTTTTTGCGCGGCATCTGCGATGTCTTGCGGCTCGTCGGGCCGGCACTCGACCGCATGGTCGTGTGTGAACTCCATCGTGCCGATATGCTTCATGTCTTTCGACAGGTCGTGGTCGATGTAGACCTTGAACCCGTTAGCCTGAGCAAGCTTGCAGAAGTAGATGTCCTCGCCGACCCACACGTTGCCGGACGGCAACCAGGCCAGGTTGAACCACGGCAGAGGACACTTCCGAAACACGTCCATCTTGATCAGCATGCAGCCCATGCCGACTGCATCGACCTCTTCTAGCCCCGTGCTGTCGCCGTCCGTGTAGATGCACTCGAGGTTCGCAAAATCACGGAACGCGACGGTCTTAACGGGGATCCGGCGCGTCGGGTAGTTCGCCGCGACGATGTCCTTGTCGTGCTTTTGCAGCTGCCAGAACGTGTTCGCCGGAAACCGCATGTCTGCGTCGAGGAACAGCACATAGTCGTAGTCGGCCGCAAACGCCTTGCGGACCAAGTTCTGACGCTGATCGGCGATCAGCGTGCCGCTGAGAATGTTGACGTTGAACGTGCCGCCTTGCGGAAGACCTGCGTAGATGTTGGCAGTCAACATCGCCAGGTCTTTCGCAAAGCCAGAACACACCGTCTCCCGTGCCGGTATGCAGATCGCTACTTTCAAGACTTAGTCCTCTTCGTTGTAGCTTTCGTCCTCTTCGGATCCTTCTTCGGCTTCGCCGTACTCGTCGCCCTCTTCTTCGTCGGTGATGGGGCCTCCGACGATCCAGGCGTCGCAGGTGCGCTCGGCGGCGCACTTGAAGTCAAAGATCTCGCAAAATCCGAGATTGCCTGCTTCCATCGTTTCCATAGGGTCATCGGCTTGCCCTCTTCCTCCGAGGCCCTGCTCAATGCAGGCCATCATCTTCTGTGTCTGATTGAACGCCGCGCAGTTGCCGCAGCGCATCGTCTTGGCCTCTTCGACCGGAACGTCCCACTTCGCCGCCAGCTGCTGCCAATACCGATCGTTCGGCTCGCGCGGGTTCATCGGGCCATAGTTGGCTTTGTCGATCGCCTTCCCGCGGTTCTGCAGGTTGATCGTGATGTCGCGCGTCGCAATCGGGCATTGACCGCCCTGCATCTCTTCTTCTTCCATGACTTACCTTCCTAATCTGCGGCGATCTGGCAAAAAGTAATTCGTCAGGCCTTTTTGCTGTGCGCTCCACAGCATCTGGCGGTACTTCCCGTCGTAGAGCGGACCTGAGCTGTTTTCTCTTAACGCCTGCAGTGCAGATGCGTAGCTCTCAGGTTTATCTGCCCACCCGCGTGTAACACTGTTAGGGCCGGCATCGTTATATGCGCTCACGATCGAATAGCTTTCCGGATCGCTGTCGCCAGCTGGCGAACCCATAACGGTCCCAGGCTGCGTAATGCGAAGCGCGCCGGAATTGAGCAGCTTTTCGTAATCAAGAGGCATCTGCTGAATGGCGCTGTTTCGGTCGCTCATCAACTCGTCTAGGCGTTCAAGATCAAGCAATCCATTCATGGCTCGGCCCTCATGTTGCGCCGAAAATACGTTGCTTGCGTCCCTGACGCAAACACTAGACCACGCCTCTGATATGGCGCTTGAGAGCCTGACCAGGCACCCACTTGGGCGCACGCCCGCCAACCATCGCCGCATTCGACGCAAACGACAAGCACAACGCGTCTGCCAAGTCAGGCGAACGCATGCCGCGCTTTCTCATACTGTCTTTGCTCTCAACTTGCACCTTGCCGCTTGACGTAAACGTGTATCGAGGCGCCACCAGCTCATGCCGCAGCTGATCATCTGCCGGCAATTTCACAGATTTCGTCGCAAGCCACTCCTTCACCGCCAACCATAGCTCGTCGCGCAGCTTGTTTGCGTTCGGGTTCATCGCCGAACTCTCGGCGACGTTCACATCACGCACATTCATGCCTAATTCGCGCAACCGATCGGCGACACCGGATCCGAGACCGATCGTGTCGACGCAAATCTCGTCGGGCCGGTCCAATTTCGCCTCGTTCACGATCGCGCCGACAACTTGCATCGTGTCGAGACCGCCCCAGCTCTTCACTTCGATGACGACGTTGCCTTTCCGCTTCACCAAAGCGGTCCGATCGCTACCAAAACGCGCCACGTCGAGACCAAAAACAAGAGGCTCAGAAGAATTAATGCTGATGTCGCGTGAAATGGCTCCATCGACCAGCTCCGCGGGGATCAGGGTGTCGTCATCCGCAAGCGCGAACTCCCCAAGGACGCGAATCCGGAACGCGTTGCTCTCGTCTCCGTATGTCGCCTTGATCTGCGAGACGAAGTCAGCAGAAACGAGCGGAATATTCAAACAAGAGACGTGCATCCGATACCAATCAGATGCAAGATCGTGATGCGTCTTGTAAAACAAACCCGAATTTCGCGTCGGGTTGCTGATGAGAATTGTCGATGCCGAATGACCAGACATCGAACCAGCCGCCGCCTCGAAAACCGCCTCCGGAACGGCTGATGCTTCGTCCACCACCAGCAAAACGTGTTCGGAATGGACGCCGGCCAACGCCTCCGGCCTCTCGCTCGAGCTAGTCCTGGCCGAAATAAACGAACTCTCCGGCGCTCCCTTCAGCACAATGCGATCGGAGAACACTTCGTAGCTGTCGCGCAGCACGGGCGGCAGCTTGTTGATCCAAGCCTTCAGCTCCGAATACAGAGCATCGAACAGCTGGGCGGATGTCGGCGCCGTCACCACGCTCTTCTGCGGAAAACGCGTCGTCATGTGCCAAATCAGCGCCCAGGAACACGCCGTCGACTTGCCCACGCCGTGGCCGGCTCGCACCGAGATCCGTCGCTCCTTGCGCGCAATCGCCTGCAGAAAGTCCTTCTGCCAGGGCAATGGCTTCGCCTCGAGAACATTCTCGACAAACCCGATCGGATCGTTCTCGTAACGCTCGATGAACGCAACGAAATCGTTACCGCTTGGCTTTTCCGCCGTCGATGACATGAACCTCCCCCTTCGGCGGGTTAAGCATGTAGGTAATCCCCGCCATTGCCTGCAACAAGTAGATCCGCGCGTCGTCGTCGCGCGTCACATCGACTTGCTGCGCAAGCTCACACAACGCGCCAGCCAGCTGCGCCAGCTCGCTATCCTGCCCAACTACGACCACTTCGTCTTCCTCGTCCATTGCCAGCTCCTCAGTCTCTGTACATCTCACGCAGACTGTCCATGCCAATGAAGCGGTGGCCCACAATGTGACCGCCACGCAGCTCAAGATCGAACACGCCGTAGGTCCAGCCCGTCGTCGCCGTGCCAGCGTAGGGCGCCACATAGCCCTGCGGCATCGCGCTGCCGACGTTCAGAACCTCAATGTGCTGCGACGGGCCAATTTTCGGAACCTGCTTGAACACCGCGCGGTGCGTGTGGCCCCACACGATCGAAAACAGCGCATCGTTCCCAATCTGCTGCTCTGAGTTCTTCCCACTGTACGCGCGCCCCATAATCGTTTTCGGCGCATGCACAAACCCGACCCCAGCAATAAACAGGAACTCGCCATACGACTTGAACCGCCAATCGAACCGCGCCAGCACGTCGTGCATCGCCTCGACGAACATGCCGTCAGCTTCCGGATGCAGATCCTGGAACCTGTAAACACGGTCCTCGTGGTTCCCTTCGACCAGGTGCAGGGCGATATTCCCGCCTGCAATTTCCTTGTGGATAAGTGTCAGAGCCTCTTCCAAACTGTCCAAATCTCGGCGGTAGGAGGGCTTGAGAGCCGCGCTCAAAGATCCGACCGGCTCATGGCTCGAGCAGCTGTGGAAGTCTCCAAAGTCACCGATCTGCACAACCTTGTCGGGCCGCGTCGCCGCAATGTGCCGCCCAAACCACTTGAACCGCTGCTTGTCCTGCGTCGGGCTGTCATGCACATCGCCGATCGCGCAGACCCTAATCGTCTCCCCATCGGGCTGGGCGCCGGCCCGCACCGTCACCCGCGGCTTTACGGCAGGCGCAAACTCAACCTCGCGCGCAACCGGCACGATGGCGTCTAAAAACTTCTGATAAAGCTTAGGATGCGCCCGCTGGATCGGCCCATTCGCCCGCAGCCGCGTGTAGATCGTCGCGGTGCTGATCCCCAGCTTCGCCGCAGCCAGGTGGATCGCCTTGTCCTTCGTGTGGCCGGCGCGCATTGCCTTCAGCAACGCATTGATCGTCTCTTCCGCAATCGGCTTCGATAGGGGCGGCTGCGGCATCCGGTTCGTCCGTCTCACATCCCGGCGGGTTTCCCGAGCGGCACCATTGCATTAGGACCGACCATTGTCCATGCGTCGGTCCCAAATCAGCGGCAACCTCCCAGCCTTCCGCCTGGCGCGCAGGCACGTCGTGATGCCTGACGTACCGGAACCAGCTGATCGTCATTTTTCGTTTTTTGGTTTTTTGGCGGGCCGGCGTTTCGGTGTGCCGGGGGGTGGGGGGTCTGATCGTTTTTTGCGTGTACGAGTAGCGGTAGGCGGCGCGAGACCGGCCCCCGGTACTAGGCCCCCGCCGGGGGGGCCTCCGGCGCCCGCCGGATCCGCCCCGATCGCCGGCACCGAGGCATCCTGCCTTTCACCCGAAAAGGTTGGATCGTCAGTAATATCAATGACTTGGCCCTCGATGTACCCGACATCGTTACCCGATCGACGCGCGGACAGCGCGCGCAACGCATCGAGATGCAGCTGATGCGTGTGCGTGACGTTCGCCTCGACGATCTGCTTGTCACCGTAAACCTTTGGCAACAAACGAGAAGCCACCCACTTCATGCCGTCGATCGTCACGCGGCCAACGTCAGGCGGAAGCTCGCCCCGCTTAACCTGTTGAATTGTCTCGCTTATTTCTTCGGCGTGGTTGATCGCTCGCGCCTGGATCGCGCGCGCGTAGTTCTCCTTGAACTCTTCATCCTCGCTCAACCAGCGCCAGATTGCAGAGTGCGCCGGCATATCCTCGTCGCGTGCGATGCTGATCAGCGATCGGCCCTCAGTAATTCGCCCGCATATTTCGAGCATCAGCTCGCGCGACCTAATCGACGGTCGCCCGATCTTGGCCTGCGCCTCGCTCACTGCTTCTTCCTCGCCTTGATTGCCAGGGACGGAAACCAGATCACGTTGTTCTCCATCCTGACCTTGTATGTCCGTCCGTTGTTTGTGACTGCCAGGAACCGCACAGGCGACGCCTCACACTCTGCGAGGTAGTTATCCATGATGCCGGCGAGATACTCGTCCAGCTCTTCCTGTGACCGTTCTGTGCCGTCCTCAAAGACGTTGGTCATTGCGCTGCTCCCTGTTTCGCATTGCCTTAACCCTCGGGCTGTTCTCTCCAGTTCGAGAACGGCAATACTGCTTAAACCCCTCGGCGTTCATGTTCTCTTTCATAGTTCCCCATTTTAAGTTCTCTGGCCGGTTGTTTAGCGCGTTCTCGTCAATGTGGATCACCACGGCGCCATCAAACGGCTTCGGACCATGAAACGCCTCGCAAACTAATTTGTGAACCTTCATGTTCCCAAAAGTACGGCTACCAATCGAACGATATTCGTGCCTTGCCGTTTTAGACGATCTGGACTTTGCACCATAGATCGGTTTTGTGCGGTAGATCCTAGTGCCGCCTTTAGGCATCTCAGCCGTTCTTTCTGGCAACTTAATCCGCCCCCAAGACGAGGCCATCACACCAGGCTTTGAAGGAACTGGCTTCCATACTTCCTCTGACATCCACCACCTTTAACCACGAGAACATCTCATGGCTAATAAGGCAGCTTGCGTGTACGAAGTAAACAAGCACGATGATGTTATCCAAGCCTAAAACGGAATATCGTCGTCCATGTCTTTGATGCTTACCCGTTCGACCGTCGCGCCAGGAAACAGGCTCTTCGTTTCCGATATAACCCGCTTCCCCTGAAACTCATCCCACACCAGCAGCAGCTCTGCCAGCGTGACGACGTGTGCCGGATCGGCTGCGTCCTTGGCGACCTTGTTCACGTCAGCCCGATCGAGGCAGATCGTGTATGTCGTGCCTCTGTGCTTCGCTGACCAGACGCCTTCGGGATACGTCTTATGCCCCGCTTCGGTCGCAGCCTTGTCGAGCGCATGCCAGCCACGGATCAGGACCGCTGCCTTACTGACGACGGCCTCAAGATCGTTGTCACGGATTGCGTCGTTTAACTTCTCCCTGGCCGACGAGAACTTCGCCGCCATCTCTGGCGTGACGAGCCGCAGTAAACGCCCGACGCCCCACTTACCCTCCATCTCAATGGCGACCCGATCCAGCGGCTCAAGCGCATCCTGGACCGGACCGCGGTCGATCGGCAGCGGCATCATCGCTCGTTCCATCACTCGGCCCATGCACCCTCCACCAGCCGATACGAGAACCGATCCACTTGTTCGACATAGCCAGCTGCGACGAGCGCAGCGATAGACCGTTCAAACGCCTTGCGCTTGTTGTCACCCTGCGCGTCCGTGGTCTCGTAAAACACAGATCTCCATTCCCGCTCCGACACCACGTCTGCTGCTTCCTTGTCGTGTGCAGCCTTGATCGCCTTCAGCGCCTGCCAGCGCCTGAACGTGACTGCTGGCTCCTTCTTCGCACCTGGCTTATGTGTGATCCTCATGGTCAGTTCTCCTTCGTTTGAAGCACTGTCCACTATGTCCATATTGTCCGATTTGTCCATTGCGTCTCTCATCCCCTCAACACCTTCCTTCATCTGCTCCCCGATTAATTCCGGACACCGGATACTTCCTAGTGTTGTATCCGTGTCCGTCCGGATATTTAATCTCGCCAAAACTTGTCCGCTTATTTGTCCGGTAAATGTCCGGAATATCTAAGCCTCTGAAATCCAACACCATTTCGCCCACATGCTTATATGTCCGGCTTGTCCGAGCTTTGGCACCTCACGATCGAACGTCCGCCGCGCACTGTCACCCTGTAAATGGGTCATCGTGTCGAAATATGTGCGCCAAACCTCAATGTTGACGACCTTCTGATGCCGCGGGATTTGGTCCAATCCGACCTCTTTACCCTGCTCTGCGATCGCCATCTGCAGCGCGTCGAGGAGCGTCTTCTGTGTGCCTGACGCCCGCTTGCGACGCTTCGGCTCATGGGCCTCGTTAAGCGGATGAACGACGAGAGATGTGGCGTCTGGATCCAGCGGAGAGACGTGCATCAGGTCGAGACGGAACGACCAGGAAAGGCCGTCCATGCCGTCCTTCTGCTTTGTCGACTTGACCGTGCAGACCGGCTCCGTAGCGTCGTCGTCACTGATGCGTGTCAGCTCGAGTTCGGCGTCGACCGCCGCTAGGAGCGCCGAGGATCCACGCATGCCGCGTGTTTCGTCCTTGCCGCTGTGGTGGACGACGCAGACCGCACAATCCAGCGCATCCTGCAGCGCCGCCATGACGCTGACGAACTGCATCATCTCGGCTGACGAGTTCTCCTCGCCGCCTGCGTATGCCCTGGCGAGCGTATCGATGAAGATCACGGCAGGCTGCAGTCCCCGCTCGCGGATGACCTCAATGAGCGCATGCAGGTCGTCGAGCGTGCTGCGGAGGTTCATCTGCGCCTTAACGAAGTGAACAGGCAGATCATCCGGCAGGTCGTACCGCTGCATCAGCGCGTCGCGCCTGCGGCGTAAGCCGGCGCCGCCTTCCAGCGCCAGGTAGACGACATCGCCCTGCTCGACACTTAGGCCGAACGCTTCACGTCCTGATGCAACCATTGCCGCTAGGTACATGGCGAAGAACGATTTTCCTGCGCCAGACCTGCCGTAGATTGCGGCGAAACTCTTGGCCGGAAGCATGTCCTTAACGAGCCACTTGACCTTCACGTCCTGCAGGTCGTGCCACGGCACCAGGTCAATGCGCCGTTTCGTTTGTTGCGTTTGCTCGACCTGTACGGATTGCAGCGCAGGTTGCGGCACAGGTTGCGGTTGCTGGCCCGACAGGATCCCCAGCTGCTCAATCACGCTTGGCGCCTTGGGCAGCACGGCCCGCGCTGCGGCCTTGCGATCGCCCCCATGATCGAAGATCGCGACGAGATCGAACGGATCCGAGACTTTGTTCGACAGGGGATCCGCAGCGCCGTGGTGACTGAACACGCAATAATCACCACGGGCGCCGCGGAAGACGACGACACCAGGCGTCCCGCTCTCTGAGCCTGGCCTGATGTAGCGATACTTGTCTCCGTCCTTGAAGACGAACTTATAGCCTTGGCTCTCAAGCTTCGATCGGACCCACTCGAGGCCATGCGCCTTGTTGAACTGGTCAATGTCGCTTGACGCCTTCGCAGGTGCAGCAACGACGATCGACTGCTCGACCTGCTCTCGCTTGGCTCGTTCCTTAGCCCAGGCCATCGCCTCGCCGACCGGGAAGGCGTGACCGCCCTCGTTCACGTCGAACAGGAACGCGTCAGGCTGCTCGACGCGCGGCAGATACCACGGCTGCGACCATTTGCTGTTCTCAGTCACGTCGGCCAGCCACACGCCGCGGCTGTGCAGCTGCGCGAGGATCCACTGGACGCAAGCCTGCAGCTCTGCCTGTGACTTCAGACGCGCCGGGATGACGATCCGGTACTTCCAATGCGGCTGACCGCCGCCGTTCACTGGCTTGTAGCTGTGCGACGTGTGGGCGATGTAGGCGATGCCCATAGCGCGAAGCTCTAGACATACCTCCGGCATCGGCGGAGCGCCGGACAGGATCTCGCCGGTCTCGGGGTCGATCCGACTATCACCGTCCAGGATCAGAAGTTCTGCGCTGCGGAGGTTTTCATCCGCACGCTTTGGCGCGACGAGATCACCGCCGCGGATGTAGTAGCTGCCGTCCTTGGCGCCTTGGCGTGGCGAACGCAGGCGAGCGGCGAGCTTTTGGAACGTGTAGTCCTTCACTGTGAGGGCGACATCGGTGCGCCCGCCCACAGCGAATGCGAGCTTCATCGAATGCTCGCTGATGTCTTTCGGTTTTTGTTGTGTTACTGCTTCGGACATTCCGCGCTACTCTTTCTCCCCTGGTGCGGACAACTAAAGGGCAGGCCATACCCGTGAGCCTGCCCTTTTTTATTTACTGACTTCTCATACGCTTGCATTCGCGGCATACGAGCTTGCCGCTGACGCGCACATACGGATGCCCGTGTGGGCATGTGTCAGGTGTTTTCGACCGCGTTGCATTCATAACCAAACTGCCTGCGTCTGTTTGCAAAAGGCGTTGTCGCTTCTAAGTGGTCCGGGTTTACGCATGCGCGCACTCGGCACTTATGGTCGACGTCGAACCCTTCAGGAATAGCCCCGTTAAAGGCTTCGTAGGAGAGGCGGTGAGCAAGTGCCACCGTCTTTCCGTTGTATCCCTGTGGATACTTGTGACTTCCGTCAGAAAGCATCCAAAGCCAGCAGCCTGTGTTCGGCTCTGGAATACTGCGGGCCAAAACGTAGTCCCGCAGCTTTGTTGCATCAGAACTCATCTTGATCTTCCGCCGCAACAGGCTTTGGCGCCGGAGCAGGCTTAAGAGCCGGCGCAGGAGCGGGAGCAGCTGCAGCGCCATCCATCGCCTCGGGCTTATCGACCCACGAAACGATCGACCACTTCGGCGCCTTGAAACGCAATTCCCCTTGCGGGCTGTTCACCTTAACGGTCTCAAGGCCGCTGACCTCGACGACGGGAACCTTGCCGGGGTTCGCCGCCTGGTCGGCCAGGAATTGATTGTGGAGAGCGTCGATGGCCCGCAGCATGGTCTTGGAGCTGTGGGAGAACTCACGCAGGCCGAGAGCCTTTGAATAGATCCGGATCCGGAAGGCCTGCTTGTGTTCGGGCGACGGCTGCGCCGGCATGCGCTCGCCGTACTTGACCATGTGGAAGTCGGGAGCGCCCGACGAGAACGACAGCCAGCCGACCTCGATGTTGGCGAAGTCGAAGACGGCCTTGAACGGCAGCGCGACCTCTTCCTCGATGTTCTCCCACATGCCGTCGCCGCCCTGGATGCGATTGCGTGCGATGAAGTCGCCGCTCTTCGCGTCGAACTTCACGATCGGGAGGATGTCGCCGCCTGAGCGTGCTTCTGTGTTGAACCCTAAAGCCATAACCGTTTCACCTTAAACCAGAATGCCACTGATCCCCGTGGCCGGGATTGATTAGCGCGTCGCCCCGTACCAGGCGATCAGCGCAGCTTCCGCCCGCCCGTCGTCTTTCTTACGGGCGAACAGGTTTGCGTATTTGGGGAACAGCTCGATTGCGCGAAGCCGAGATCCGTCCTTGCCGCCGCGGACACCGACCGCCTTCTGCCACGCTTGCGGCGTGACGTAATTCAAAGGCATCTGTAACGCCGCAAGAACGCCTTCAACAGTTCCGACACTGCGACCAAACTGGAACATTGAGCTGACGCCCTGCCCTGGCATGGCTCCAACTTTCTCTAACCACGCTATGCAGTCGTCGTCGCGCAGAATGTGCGCCAACAGAGGCGCACTAATTTCACGCTTTGTCTTGCCGCCTCGCTCTACTTGAACGGTAGGCATGTCATAAACCTCTAGCGTGCCAGCTTCGGGGTCAAAAATTGCGACCGCGCCAGATGCGCCTGGGTCGATGCCGACGATCATTGAATAGCCTCCACATGCTTCTGAATGCGCTTGCCGATCCAGTGCATCACCGGCACGGCCATGCTGTTTCCAAGAGCCTTGTAGCGAGGCCCATCAGCGGCTGGTTTGTTGCGGACCGGGATCAGCGTGTAGTCGTCGGGGAAGCCCTGCAGCCGCTCGCACTCGCGTGGAGTAAGGCGACGGACAGCCATGCTTTGGCTGATGACGGTTGTCGTGCTGTTTTCGCTTGCGCCAGGAGCGCGTGCGCGTAGCGCCGTGTGTATATCTGTTTCTCTGCCAGCGTTTGTAGCAGGCGTGCCAAGAATGTCGAACGCTTGAGCCACATAACTCCGCGACGAACCACCGGATGCCGCACGAATGTTTGCCGTGTCATGCGGACCTTCTAACTGCGCCCCACCTTCACGGCCACGCAGATCGAACGCCACTGCCACACTCGCCTGCCCTCCGCTTGAGCCGCAGCCAAGCGCATGCGTAGTGCCATCTGTTGAGGTGATCGGGTCTTGCGTGGGGTGAAACGCCACAGGCACAAATGTCTCTGACGGATCGCTGCCAAATCCACCGCCGCCGTTATTTGCTTTCAATGTACTTGCGATTAGTCCTCCGTCGCAGTCGAAGTCGGTCCCAAGGCCACCGCCTGCAGAGCTTCGTGCAGGGATTGTGGGAGCCGCTTTCCCCGTGCTGCGGCTCGGCGGAGTATTCCTTGGCACGCCTTCGCGCTCAAAAAGAACCTCGGCTGGATCGAACCCGTCTCGAGCACTTGCGACAACGAACACACGACGGCGTCGTTGGGCCACTCCGAAATATTGAGCGTCGAGAACCCGCCACGCTGCTGCTCTTTTGGGTCCAATAACCAGACCAGCGTTTGTCCATCGCTTCCCTGTGTAGACGACGGGGGCATCGTTGCCGACAAGCGCCGCAAGGAAGCACCCGAAGGCGTTGTCCTTGACACTGAGGACGCCTGGGACGTTCTCCCACACGACGATGGCGGGTTGCTCTCCGCGAGCGCGTCGAAGATCGTCAACTGCATCTGCCAGCCTCACATACTCAAGCGTTAAATTTCCACGGTCGTCCTGTAGGGACTGTCTAAGACCCGCCACGCTGAACGCTTGGCAGGGTGTTCCGCCGACCAGCACGTCGGCGTCTGCGATCCATTGCTGGTCCCGCAGAACAGTGAAGTCACCGTGCAGCGGAACGTCGGGATAGTGATGTGCCAGCACAGCGCGCGGGAACGCTTCGATCTCGCTGAAGGCCAGCGCATTCCAGCCGATCGGATGCCAAGCGACAGACGCCGCCTCAATTCCGGAGCAGACGGAAAGGAAGCGCATCACGGCTCAATCTCCACAACCATCTCCGCGCCGACCGCTTCCAAGAGCCGTAAAGCGGTCTCGAGATGCAGACCGCTGCCGTTCTTCACGAACCAATAGGCGCCATGCGACAGGCCGGCTTCGCTGCACAGCTTGCGCTGTGACATGCCAAGCCGGACCCGCTGCCGTTCAATAAACTCGACGATGTCATCGCCGCTGTCGATAGATATGCTGGTCACCAACCGACCCTCCCTGATTGTGCCGCAGACGCTAAATGCCTTGCGTGCTAGACGCAATTACGAGCGCCAAGCACGCAATGTTATCCACAGCGATTTACCAGGACGGGTCGAGAAGCGCCCAGGACGGCACCGACAGCGTCGTCGATTGCCTGGGGTAGCCCTTCCACTCGGTGGGATCATTGGCCCGCTGGAAGGCCAGCGCGGCCCTCTCCATCAACATGCGGCCAGACTGCAGCGACGGTTCGTCCAGCGTGTAGATGCCGATCGCGTAAGGCGCCTCGCTCTCGACGGCAATGAACGTGAAGTGTTCAGCATCCCAGCCGGTGACTTCACGATAGCCCTGCAGGTAGTGCGCCGCCTGCATGTGGTACTTCAGCGACGCAATGCTGCGCGCGAAAGCTTCGGGCGACGCGTCCTGCGTCGTCTTGATGTCGACGATGCCGTCGCCGCGGTAGTAATCGAAGCGGGCCTTGCACGGCGTGTCGCCGTAGGCCTTCCACAGCATCGACACTTCCGACTGCCCATCCTTCAGAAGATCGCGTGCAACCGGATGCTTTGCTACTGCTTCCGCGATTGCCGCAGCCTTGTCGAACACGTCGGCGTCGAGGATCAGCTTGCCCTGGTGTTCGCGCTCAAACAGCTCGATCGTTTCCTTGCCGACCTTCGTGCGCTTGTCGACTTTCGGCGCCCGCGCGATCTCAATGTCCGCCTTCTCCGGCTCGAGGATCATCGTGTGGACTGCCGTGCCGAGACGCATCGACGCCGTTGGCTCCATCGGCTTTTCCTTCTGCGCCAGATAGTGCGCGGGCGATCGTAGTAAATGCTTCGCACCGCTCGCAGAGAGCGCGTCGATCGCATGGTAGTCCGGCGCCGGCATCCCGGTGTACACGCCTGGTGTGATTGTCATTGTCCTCTCCTCCTAAATGATTACGCTGGTCTCATATTTAACTTAGTTTTTTTTTGATCTTTAACTTGTGAAGGCTCGACCTTCGGCGCATCCGGCGCCTGATACTCGCCGCACCAGTGCATCGACGAGGCCTTCGTCAGCTGCGGGTAGCGGTGGCAGTAGCCGACAGTCGTGCCGCGGTAGAAGCGGCAAGATGAGCATCCACTCATATCGTAATCTCCTCGATCGCAACCTCTGCGGCATAGCGCACAGCCTCCTCGTCATACTTTGCGCGGGCAGCGAAACGCAACGCCGCAAGCGCCCTTTCCTTGTCCCGCCGCAGCCTGTCGATCTCCGCGATGCTCTTGCCGAAAATTTCGTAGGCTATCTTGTGCTCGTTCTGGTCCATCTTGTTAAACAAGAACCGCATGTGTTCCACAATGTCAGTCATCTCTTCACCGCGATGTACTCGTAGTCGTTGACGGCGTGCTTCTTCTGCACCAGCAGAATGTCGCGCTGGTAGTAAAGCTCGTAGGCCATGTCGGCCAGAAACCCCAGCTCGCGCTGCTTTACTGTCGGCTCGTGCCGAGACGGTGAGTACCGATCGAACGCAAGATCGCCGCGATGGTAGGTGTACTTTGAGCCGCGCTTGGCGCCCTTAAACCAGGCGTGGAAGTTGTTGATCATTGCTGAACCTCAAGAGCAGACTGTCGAGCAGTTGCTGCCGTTGTTGCAGCACGTCACGCAGACGATCGTCTTGCCGTTTACAAAGTAGGTGACAGTCGAGCAGGCGACTGCAATCGACGGAAGCAGCAGGAACGCGGCAAGGCCGCAGGCTGTTAGATATTTACGCATCGTTCTCTCCTCAGTTGATGCTTACGTTGTCTGGCATGTCGCCAACCTTCAGGATGGCGGTCAGTAATGCTTCGGCGCATCCGCCGTGGTCGTGCATGTACATGCTGCCGACACACAGCTTGATGATCTCTTGAAACACGCCGCAAGCCGGCGTGTTCGTTGCGTCAGCGACCCGCTCCGCAAGCGTGACAACGACGTTTGCGATCTGCGCCGCGCGGATCCGCGGATCTTGGTCAAAGTCAGCTGTGATGGTTTGTTCGGCCATCTGCCAACGCTTTCAATGTGCGGTTCGCTCGTATGCCGCAATTTGTGCTTTTGTACTCGTCCTCGTTGCACAGACGAGTACAGTTGCAGGAATAGAACTGAAGCGCCCTCTCGCACATTTGAATTGCCTCGACAGCATCACGCAACGCCTGCGCGTCGACAGGATCCTGTGAGGTGCGGGCAAGGTGCTCAAACCGTTGAACCAGCGATGTCATGCTGCGGTCTCCTTCAACGTCGCAAGCTCCTGGTCACTCAGTATCGGGGCCTGCTTTGCTAGCTCTGCCAACAGCGCGTCTTCCATCCCGCGGACGATCTCCGCGCGCCTGACCTCCCCGCGACCATCAAAATGCGCGCCCGCAAACGTGCCGGCGAACGCCAGGTAGTTGACGCCATCTAGGACGTTATCGTGATAAGTCGGCGTCTCGATGTGCCGGCCCAGCTTCGTGCAGAGGTGAATGATCGAGATCTCGTATGGCGTGACGTTGCGATTGAGCATGATCGACGCCAGCGACGCGATCCGCGCAAAGTTGATTTCTGGCGTCGAGTATTTCTGCTGACGCTCGTCCATTACGTCGAGCGCCTGCTTTAGTGTGTCCCGGTAGTGCATGCTTTCTCCTCCGATTGTTCCTTTTTCACCGCCCGCAGCCCCCATAGGACTGTCGTGTGATCTCTCTGCGTCATGCGCCCGATCTGCGCGATCGACATTCCGTCTTCCCACAGCTTCAGCCACACCTGGCGACGCGGTATGTGCATGACCGCGCGTCGATCTTTTTGCCATAGACGCTCCCATGTCAGGTCGAACTCCTCTAGCACTGGCAGCACGATCGCCTGACGGCGCATCGACAAAGGACATCCCTTCATCCGCCGCCTCTGGATCTGCTCAACGCTCTCCGAAACTTCCGGAAGCGGGGTCGGCATCACATAGTCTTCGATTGGTTTCTTCGGCGTCGCTCTTTTGATCTGCGCGGCCTGGTTCAGCCGCTGGCGCACCGCCTTGTAGTGTTCTGTCCAGTTGGTCATGCGTAGTTCTCAATCACGAATTGCTTGGCGCCTTCCAGCGTGTAGGTGTGGTCAAGGCGACCATGCACGGAGACCGCGCGGTAGCCCTTCTCTGCCTTGCTGTAGCGGATCGGTTCGATGTAGCCGGCCTCTTTCCCAAAGTAGAGGACCGTCCAGGTGCCGTCGTCGTTGCGTTTAATCTCAATGGCCTTCATGGCAACCAGTTCTCCGCGACGATCATCATCAGGATCGAATAGAAAAGCCCGACTAGCAGGATGTGTGGGATACGAAGTTCCATGTCTCTCTCCTCTCAAATTGTCAGGCCACAGTAACGCCTTGCGCGCTAGACGCAACGCCCATGTTTCGCATAGATGGCCCAAAAAGGGTCGGGGCCTGTGGCGTCGGGAGGAGAGAGGAAAACCCGCCACAGGCCCCTAAGCGTGCTGGAGAGCCACGCCGCGCGGGGAGTAGAACTCGACCCGCTTGGGAAGGATGAATTAAGACAGACCCCAGATCAATAGCCGGGGTCCATCTCCTGGTCGAGCAGGCGAGCGCGCGCGACGTTAGGTGCAGCAGCTGCCGGCTCGCGGTACATCAGCTCAGAAATCTCGAAGTCTTTTTTGCGGCCCTTGTTCATCTCAAAGCCAAGGTCGCTGTACCAATCAATCAGCTTCCCTTTTGGCGTACCGAGTGAGGCGTCTGGAGTTAGCGTTACCTTCTGACCCTGTTGATCAGCAAACGCAGTGATGTCGCGCATAGCAGACGACCCTATGCCCTGACCTCTTTCACCCTCTGGCACAACAATGCGATTGACCGTTATTGGGCCGTCTTTCTTTTGCGAGAGGTCGATTTTTAGATTGGGGTATTTGTCGGCAAGGAATGTCTTCAGCTCGTCAAACGTCGTCGCAGCTGTCTCAATCGCGCCCTTCACGGCGCCTGTCGCCTTCTTGGCTGCAGTCTTTGCGACGCCGGCTTCTGCGTCTTCGGGGTTCATCGCGGCGATCGCGCCGCCAGCAACGCGGCGAGCCATCTTTCCACCAGGACCGCCTGCGACCATGAGGCCCACGTCGATCGCATCTTGCGGTACGACGCTTTCAAGCAGGCCCTGACGCGTCTCGATCTTGCCGGCGATGCGGTTCGCTTCACGCATCGCCTGGTCGGGCTTCATGCCGCCGGCGACCAGATACTTGAAAACGTCTTCGTGAGTTTTCGCGCCGAGGCCCTGCCAGGCGCCAATCATCTGGTCGAGTATGCCGGCCATAGGCTGATCTCCTAATAAACCGGCTCTTTATGCCACAGCTGTGCGTGCCACACAAACCGCTTGCGTCTAGCGCACAAGTCAACTATTGTTGCGGGTAACGGGAGGAGAGACCCATGAACGTGACGATCTTTGAACGCAGCCCTGGCGTGTTCCGCATCCGCATCGAGACGCAGGAAAGCGGCCAGCGGAAGTTCCGCACCGAGACCCTAAAAGGCACGCGCCTCGACGCCGACGCCCGCAAGGTCGAGATCCTCAAGCAGCACCAGACCGGCGACCTCGTCCAGATCACCGACGACAGCGTCGAGATGCACTGGACGAAGTGGCAGGCCAATCGCCTCGCGCTGAAGCAGATCTCGGAAGTCACCGAGCAGAGCCAGAAAAACCTGATGAAGCCGTTCTTCGCCATGTACGGCACGCGCCCGCTGCGCTCGCTGACGAAGGAGGACATCGAGACGTTCTACCTGTCGCGGATCCGTGCCGTCGCAGAAGGCACGATGACGATCACGCATCACCATCTGAAGGCGATGTTCAACCAGGCGATCGAAGCCGGCGTGCTGGCGAAAAACCCAATGAAACGCGTCTCGGCGCCGAAAGGTTCCAGCGAAAGCCGCAAGCCGCTTGAGAAGCGCCACATCAAGGCCCTGCTGGCGCACGCTGCCGACAAGCCGTTCCTGGGCCGCATGATCCGCCTCGCCCTGCACACCGGCATGCGTCGCGGCGAGATGTGCGCGTTGCGCTGGTCAGACATCGACCTCGAGGCCGGCATCATCCACGTCGCCCGCACGGTCGTTCGCGTCGGCAATGCCGAGTACGAGAAGAAGCCCAAGACAGCGAAGTCGATACGGTCGATCCGGATGCCCAAGTCGCTCGTCGAGGAGCTGCGTGCTGCCGCGGGCAAGCCGGACAAGCACGTCCTGCAGACCGTCTGGGGCGATCGCCCGACGCTGGCCTATATGTCCAGCTGCACCAAGGACGCCCTGCGTGCGATCGGCCTGGACGAAGGCTACTGCTTGCACTCGACCCGCCACGCTCACGCCACCCACCTCCTGCGAGAGAAGATGCCGCTGAAGGCCGTCAGCGAGCGCCTGGGGCATGCCAACGTCGAGGTGACGCTGACCGTCTATGCCGGCGTCCTGACCGGCGACGACCAGGCTCTGGCCGACAGCATCGACCGCATCGTAAATGGCTAATTTTCGGGTAACGGGTACATTTTACCCAATCCGGTTACACGATCCGAGTAAAGCCGCCACTAACATTTAATGAAATCAATGGGGTTAGAGGACTATCTAACCTTTATGTGAGAACGGACCTCGTGTGCTATCTGGTTGATTTTCGTGCAGTCCGTCGTGCGAGAAACGCAAAAAAGAACCCCCTTTGCAGGGGGTTCGGGTAACGGTTTGCAATAGGTTGGATTTAATCCTTTTCCTTTTTGCGGGCCTTGTCCGTCGCCTCGATCGAGCGTGCCGCCAGAAGCCCCTGCACATCGTTCGGCAGGCGCTGCGCGTACCACGCACGCGACACACCATATGGTAGCGCCAGGGAGAGCGTCGGATCGAGTAGCGAGATGCCGGCAGCTTGTGCTGCTCCACCCGCTGCCACTGCCGGTGCGCCGCGCTTGCCGCCCGTGATCAGGTCTTGAGCGAAAGACCGCTGCGCTGTGCCGCTGTTCGGCGTCGGGTTCGGAATAACCGCTTCGCCAGCGCGGATGAACTGCGTAAACGGGTCGGCAGATGTGGCATACGCCTCTGGCCCGATCGACGACCGCTCTGCCTGCGCCAAGGCTTTCGGCGGGATGAAGCCCGTGTTGAGCTTATCTGTTCCTGACGCGCTACCCATTGCCTCTCTAACGCGCGCAAAGCGAGCGTAGTCGCGGTTCAAGTTCTTCCAGGCATCGGCAAGATTGAAGTCAATGGGCTGACCGTTCGGCAGCAGCTTCGTGCTTTTTGCAGAACGCTCCATCAGGCCGTAGAAGCTACTTTGCAGACGCTCCAAGGCACGCGCATATTCACGATCCGCGGCATTTGCGCTGTTCTTCGATGCGTTGATCTCAGCACGCAGTTCGCTGTCGATGACGCGGAAGTTCGTGCCAGGCAGCTCTGCGCCTTGCGAGCGCGCGTTAACGAACTCCGCAATACGATTGAGCTGGCGATCAAACAGGTTGAAGTTCGTCTCGTCGAGACCACGCGTGTATTGCTGCCGCATGCCGCCAATTTCTTGCGCGAACTTGTCATCAGGACGGAGAGACGTCGCACGCTCAAGCGTATCGGCGCGCTGACCCCATGCCTTCTGATAGGCGTCAAGAACTTCAGGCGTTGCAATATCACTGTCGAGGCCGAACTGTTTATTCACAGCTTTCGTCCACGCGCGCATCTGCTTGTCTTCGACGCCTGCCACTTTCGCAGCAGATGTCGGCAGATAACGCATGACGGTTTCCATCGTGCTTGCAAACGGGTTGTAAAGTTCTTGAGCTGGCGTAATGGGAATGCCAGCTTCTTGCAGCAACTGCACATTGCCGCGACGAATATCGCTGCTCATGTTCGGCAAAAGGTTGCCGGGGCGTGCAAGGAATGGCAACGAGCCGGCTGCTCCACCAAGGGCCAATGCAGCAAGCGGATTGGCTCCAGCTTCGATTGCGCCTTGAGCAGCAGTTGAACCAAGCGCAGACGAAACGATCTGCTGATTTGGAGCAGCTGCCAGCGTGTTCATCACAGGCTTGGCAACCTGCGAAGTCATCGGCAGCGCATCAGCAACCATGCGCGCTGTGCGGGCGCCCGTCATTGTGTCGGCAGTCGCACGCAGGGCAGTCGATGCCAAACGCTCGCCTGCCGTTTGAGGCTCAGGCAGACCCATTTGCGTCATGCCACGTTCCATCGCCTGTGACGGCGTCGGCTGCTGCTTGTTGGCGAAATAGTTGTACGCCGAAACAGCAAGATCAGACAGAGGCTGCGCGAGAGCGGCAGATGCAGCGCCAGCGATCGCTCCTGGTACAGCTCCAACACCGCCAATCAATGCGCCGCCAGCTGCACCAGCGCCAGCACCGGCAAGGATTGGACCCAGCGATCGAGTAGCCAATCCAGTGCCGCGTGCAAGGCTTTCGCCTGGCGTGCGCTCAGGCTGCGGAGCCGCAGGGACGGCGAGCCAGCGTGAACCGTCGTTATAGAGCTGCTCGCCGGTCTGCGGGTTCACAGCGCGCGGCGCCGGAACCCACTTCCCTTCGGGATCAACAATGAGGATTTCGCCGGTTTCACGATTGATCGCTACGTTGCTCATCAGCGGATCACCTCAAAGCCTGGGGGAAGAGCAGGCGCAGATGGAGCAGCAGCCGGAGGTGTATACCCGCGCTGCACTTGGCTATAGTCGCCGCGAACGATCGACTGCAACTTACGCTCCGTATCTTTCATTCTCATTTCGACAGCACGTTGCGCGCGATTAAGAAGAGCCTCACGTTCCGGTTGGCTCATCTGCGCGCTTGCTTGCATATCGAGAAGGATCTTGCGTTCGCCTTCTGTCGGGTTGCCGCCGAAAATTACACGCAGCTGGCTCAATGCCTGCCCCGTCATAATTGCATTGAACTCTCGCGTTGCGATAGCAGCGTCAGTGTTCATCCCTGTTAAGCCAGCGACCGATCCGCGCTGAGTTGCGAACGGACCAGCATATGCCTTCTTGCTGTATTCGCTTGCATCAGTTAGAGCGGTTTGTGCTTCACGCAAGCTAGAAAGATTTGCTTCGGTTTCCGAGCGCAGTTGCACTTCGGCAGGAGACAGCGCCTTCGGCTGCGTGCTTGTGACACTTACAGATCCGCCGCCGCCGGTAGAGACAGTGCGAGTTTCACCGCCGCCTTGGTCTTGCGTGGATCCTCCTACTGCCGGCGCACCGGCCCCGGCTGTATCAAAGCCCGCAGGGCGAGGTATACCTGGCGGGATCGGCTTAATGATCTGCACGACCTCGCCGTTACGGATAACCGTCTCGGGACCGTACCGGCGCACAAATGCAGCCGCATATTGCGGCGTCTTGGCAATCTCAGCGTTTTGGGCGCCTTGCATGATGAGCGCGTTGTCTTCGCCTTCAAGACCGCCTGTCGGCTTTGCTTCCGTAATCTTGACCCACTTGTCGCCCTGACGCTCGTAAAGAACTCCACCAACTTCTTTCGTTTCTGGTTGAGCCAGCTCGCGCTGCGTCTTCTGGATCTGCAAATTACGAAGAAGCGTCTCGTTCGGGTCACGCGTGCGGATCGTGCGGATTGCCTGACGAACGTCAGACACGCCAAGACCTGCTGGGTTGAACCCATATTTCTGCTGGAACGCTTCCGGATCTTTAAGATCTTCGCGGATCCGTTTGTCGTCCTGCATTTCTTCCATGCGCGTCTGATACTGCGCCTGCATCAAGCGGCGCTGTGCCGCGTTATACATATCGGTGTTGAAGCCTGATCCGGCTTGGCCGAGTTGCGCGAGATACGCAGCACGTTGCGCTGGCTCCATACGCTGACCCGCAGCCATAAGGATCGCGCCCATGTTGCCGATCGAGTTCAGCGCAGCCTGGCGAACATCCGACATCGGGACGCCGTAGCGCGGGTCGATCTTTTCCGGATCTGCATAGTCACCGGAACCCATGATAAAGTCGAGAAGACCGGCCATCAGGCACCTCCTCCAAATAATCCGCCAAGCCACATTCTGAAACGATCCATCGTGTCAGGCTGCGGCGGTCCATAGCCGCCCGTCGATGCGTCTGGCGCAGAACCCGGCTCAGGCATCATCGGCGCATCTAGAAGACCCCGAGTGTAGTAATCGTTTTTCATCTCGCCGTCGATGTTGATCATGCGAGCCTTTACCTTCGACAGATCGCCGCCAGCAAATTGATCGGCGTATGCCTGCGCTTCGGGGCCAGCGTCTTTCAAGCCCTTGGTGTAGCCAAGAACATTGAACGCCGCAGGCATTGGAGGACCGAACTGCTCCGGCGTGCGAGCCGGTCCAACTTCTCTGCCGCCCATCATCTGCGGCAGCAGCTTCGGGCCGAGCTTGTTGAGCGGCATGATGCCGACAGGCTTGGCGCCCATACTGACATCAAGAGAAGTCTGCTGCAGCCGGCGGGCACGTTCGTCCTGCGCGCGTTGGCGCATGATGTCGTAGTAGTTCATCAGCCCATCACCCCGCCACCATCGCCTGCCGGAGAACCAGACGCGCTGTCGCCTGATCCGCCGCCGTAGGCTCCGCCACCGTTGCCGTCGCCGCCGTTACCAGCTCCGCTTCCTAGATAATCAAACATGTAAGGCGTTGCGTAAGTAGGCTGCACTGGGTTGATGCGCGATTGATACTCTGCGCTTGCTCTGATCGCGTCGTAGAGTTGCTGCTGCGTCATCCCGCCGTAGACAGCGTTCGACCACGACGTGAAGCCGGCATCGTCAGGCGTGCGCCCAAGCAGCTCGCTGTACGCGTTCTTGACGAGGCTTTGCGCGCCCAGCAGACCGCCAACAAGGTTGGGGTTCGACTGACTTGCAGCCCACTGATCGTAGGTCGAGTTCGTCGGGCCAGGCGGGACATCTTGATAGGTGTAGCCTCCGGTCGATCCGCCGCCAGCGTAGCCGCCTGTCGATGCCGGCGTCTGCTGCTGCGCGCTTGCGGCGTATTGGTTGTATGAAGTAACCGGCGTCGATACCCCGTTGCCTTGAATAGCAGCCGCGTTTTGCATGCCGGTCACATCGTCGAGCAAACCGCGCGCAGACACATCGCGCCCAAGGCGCTGATTGATTGTGTCGTACAGAAAGCCGAACGGCTGGTCCTTTGGAGACGGCAGCGGGCGCATCGGCGTGTAGTTGTCGAACACGCTGACAGAGCTGTACGGGCCTGTCGCCATGCGCGTGTTCGGACCATACGGGTTGATGTTGCCCTGATTGACGGTCGGAAGTCTCGGCTGTGTCGTGGGGGTTTTCGGCGCCTGTGTCGGATTTTTGTTGCCGTACAGGCTCTGATACTCGGGAGAGTTCATCAGGCCCTGTCTGACTTGTTCCCGCGTCAGCGCGCCGCTGTTGAGCGCATCGACCCACTGATACGCAGACGGGTCCAATCCGCGGTTGAACATCTGCGTGTACAGGTCATACACATAACCTTCCGGCGACGCATTAAATTGCGCCGCAAGATCGCCAGGCTTTACTGCGCCAGAACGCAGGCCCGCAGACCACGATGCGAGACCGCCGGCATCTGGCGTGCGTCCAAGTTCCTTCTTGTACACGTCTCCAAGCAGGCCACCGTATTGCTCTGTCGCCAGCTGCTGGTATTCCTGGCTCTGGCGGATCTGGTCGATGAGCTGCTGCTCTGTCATGCCGCCGCTGACCGCACCCGTCCAAGACGCGCGACCACCTTCATCCGGCGCGCGACCAAGTTCTGACTGATAGGCGTCGTACACGGAGCCTTCGGCTGATGCGTCGATCGCGGCCTGCACTTGTGCCGGCGTCATCGCATTAGATGCAAGAGCGTCGATCCAACCTTGAGCGCCAGCATCTGGCGTGCGCCCCAGCTCTTTCTGGTAAAGGTCTGCGACGTATTGTGCGTAATCAACCATTAGAGCAGCCCTCTCATTGTCGGGAGCGGACGAAATGCAACGCGCCGCCGTTCCGGCATCGGTGCCGGCATCATTTCTTCTTCGGGTTCAGGCTTCTCTTGTAGGAGCTTCGCCAGGTTGAGCAGACCGCCAGCCGCCTTTGCGTAACCGGCAGACTGCGCGAGATCCGCGTCTTGCGTCTTCACTTCTTCCGGCGTCAGCGGCTGCGGCGCGTCGATCTGATCCGGAAGGATCTTGTTGCCGAGCCAGCGCGCTGCCGTCGCCATGTCTTGTCTGTAGACCGGAGCCGGAGCTGCTGCGGTTGCTGTGCCATCCGGATTGAATGACAGAGCAAACTTCAAGCGGTTATCAAATCCGTGAGCGCCTTCGGGAGCGCCCCAACGAAAACCTGCAGGACGCTCAAACGCAACGAATGCTCGAACGGCCTCTTCTGGAGTTTTCGCCGATCGCAGCAAATCACCAGCGCGCCGTTCGCTGTTCTTCAACTCGTAATCAATGAAGTCAGTTTGAAGAACAGGATCGCGCCAATCCTTATTCGCTTGAGAAGCAAACCGCTGCAGCTCCTCAAAGCGAGGACCGCGCCATTGAGCGATGCCGAAAGCGGTTCCCTTGTCTCCTACAACATTCGGGTCGAGACGAGATCCGCTTTCTTGCTGCAGGTTCCCAATGACACCAGCAGCCTGCGCTGGCGAGTAGCCAAGCTCACGAAGCCTGCGATATACGATTGGAGCGTTACTCATAGTGTGCACTCCACTGTTCGCGGATAGCCTGTCCGATCAAACCGAGACGCCGCTTAACTTCAGCTTTACGCTCTTCTGGCAGGTTTTCAATGCGCCGTTTGTTCTCGTCGAGGTACGCCGTGCAATCCCAGCAGTCGCGCCCTGTCTTTTCGCCGAGGCCGTAGCCTGGCGGGAGATCGGCGCCGACTTCGTCGAGGTAGTCAAACACTTGCTCCGTCGTCCAGTTCTCGATTGGCATCAGAAACGTGATGCCGTCGATCACATCGCCGTTCCGAACCGGAGACTTGCGCCCGTCTTCTATGCGTTGCCCCTTGATGATCGTCGTCACGCCCATGTCGATCATGGCCTTGTGCAACGGAAGCCAGATGTTCGACATGCAGCATGCTAAGTAGGGCTGAATAAGAGGACCGCGCTGGTTTGATACGGACTGCCCCATCGCCGTGCTGTTGATCGGCACAACGTCTGCGGGCCACCCGTACTCTTTAACTTGCTCAGGCTGGTTAGAGCGAACCTCGACGAAGCCGGGGAGCCGCTCCTTCCACATCTGCATGTAGGCCTCCATCTCCGGATAGGACGCGCCAGTGTTAAGCCACGCCACCTTGAGCGTGTCCCACTGGTCGCGCAGAAGGTAGAGACAGGCGAGGCTGTCTTTACCGCCGGAGAACTGAAGGCATACCGTCATCAGAAACCTATGATCGAAGCCAGAGACGCGCCAATCGACGCAGCTGCGCCGAGACCAGACAAGAAGTTGCTGCCAGATCCGCCACCCGTGCGCGTTCCTGTCGTCGTCTGCGTCGAGCCGTAAGGCGTGGCAGTCGTCGCGCCGAGACGCAGGTTGAGCATCTCGATCGGGTAGTTGCGCGCTTCCAGCCAGCGGTTGTAGGCCTCGTCCAGCATCTGCTGCTGCTGCGCCTGCTTGGCCTGGCCGACAGCTTCAAGAGAGGCCGCATCGACCTGACGAGCCTGCTGTGCGCCTTGCGCGATGTTCTGCAGCTGGCCGGCGGCACTGAGACCGAGCTGCTGGCCTTGAAGGCCCGCCGCCTGGTTAGCAAGTTGCGCCTGCAGCGCACGCCCTTGATCTGTCTGCATAAGCGCGGCGCCAGTATTAAACGCCTGCGAGCGGAGGTTAGCTGATAGCTCACCTGCACTGCGTGCCGCTTCGCCGATCGCGGCGCCTTCGGCCAGAGCCTGACGAGATCCGCCGAACGCGCGAGCCGATCGAGCCTGGTCGCCGATCCGGTTGACGCCGAGGCGTGTCGCACTGTCGAGCCGCTGCAGCGCCGCGTTCTCGACGTTCTGCGTGAACGGGTTCATGTAGGCGCCAATGTCGCCCTGCAGAAAGTTCTGCGACTGCACCTGCATCGGGTTGAAGCTTGCCGCGTCGTTCGCTGCCATTGCTGCGCGCTGATAGAGCGGCGTCGTCATGCCGACACCCTCTTGCGCGTACTGCAACGCCGCCAGCTGCTCCGGCGCGTAGCCTGCCGTCATCTGCCCGCCGTATGCCTCATACGGACGCTTCGAGATGGCATCGGCAATGGCGATGTTCTCTTTCGTCGTGCCTTCAAGCCACGCCGGAAGCTCCGTCTTCGTGACCTGTGTCGTGGTTGCCGGTGCGCTACTGCCGCCCATTGTCTGCCCCCTTCGGGTGATATTCCATAACGACCATCGTCTTTTTCCAGCCCCGAGCCTTGAGGATCGGCTCGTATCCTGGCCGGACAGATGCCCGAGCGAACTCGGCACCTAAGCTTTTGCCCCATTCCTCAATCTGAGGCATCAGCTCGAGAACTCCATCAAGATCCCCGGCAGACATGAAGACGTGAACGAACTTCCTGCGGGGAGACTGAGCGATCTCGGTAATGACGATCGCCCTGTCATTGTGGAAGGCCTGCATCTCCCCTCTTTTGAGGGCTTCGATGATGTCTTCCAGAGCATGCGTGTCTGCGGCGAGCCGCAGAGCCTTCTGCATCCGGTTAAGGAGGCGATCCCTGTTGACCAAGTGGCACCGCCGTTGTCGTCAAGTTGCCGCTGTTATCTACCTCAACCTTATAGACTGAACCGTTAGGAGATTGAAGTAGGACCGACGCAACCGCCTGGTCCCTCAACACAGCTGCCGCGATCGAACGCGAAAGGGTGTTGAGTACCAGCGCGAAATAGGATTGCTCGTACCGCTCCGGAGGAGACGGAAGTGTCGACTGTGGCGCGGGGTACGTTGTCACCTGCGCCCTCCTGCCGGGACAAGGTCGAGACGCATTTCGCCGACGCTCCAGTTGCTGTCGTGCGTCGCCTCAAGCTTGATGCGGAAGTCTCGGCCCGTGACGCGCGTGTCTGTGTAGCCGTCAGACCGCGGCGCGTAGGGTCCGCTCGTCGTCTCGGCGCCCTCCGGCGTGAACGTCGAGAAGAACGTCAGCGCCGTCGAGTTGTAGCCGTATCCGCTGTCCGTCAGAGCCTGGCGAATGAACGTCATGCCGTTGCCTTGCTGCAGGTTCAGAGCGCCGCTCTCGGCCCATCTGTGGCCGACCAGAGACGCGCCTGCCGCCGTCCATCCGTTCTCATGGAAGTAGATCTCGCCGGCTTCGTCGCCCCATACGGGGTAGTCGAACACTCCCGCGCCGCAGCCTGCAGTGCGCGTCATCTCGCCGATCGTCCACCAGTTCTCGGCGTAGTTGAACGCGACGTAGCGGTTCGGCACTGCGCTGCCGATCTCCGGATACCAGAACCACACTTCAGGGAAGACGTTGTTCTCGGATCCGTTTGTGTGAATGATGCCGGAGGACGGGTCGATGTTCTCAAACACATAGGAGCCAACGTCGCACGGCAGCGGCTTCACATAGCCGCCGTCGTAGATCCAGAAGCCTTCGCGGCCCATCCAGATGCAGCGACCGGCAAACGTCGCAAACGACCGCGGCGCAATCAGCCCGCAGCCGTAGCCGATCCGCTCGATGCCGTAGACGTAAGGCAGGCCGACGTACCGCATCAGCCAGGCTTCGTCGTCCGTCCAAATCAGCACGCCTTCACGCACCGACGCGGCCATGACGATCTCGCTCTCGGTCTCAAGGTCAAGAAAGCCTGCCGTATTTGTTGCGTCTGCGAAGTTCCAGTTGTTGTAATCCTCGCGGTTCGACCAGGCGATGCGCCGGCTGTTGCCGCCGCAACCGAACAGCACAGCGTGCCGCTCCTGCGTCACGATCACGCCACGATTGCTTGTCGGGACGTTGGGAACTGTTAGAGATCCGCCGCTGCCTGTTGTGTCTGTTCCGCTGTTGGAGAACGTGAACGTCGTGTCAGACGGGACAGACGCAACAGTCCACGTCGCATTGAACGCAGACACAGAATTGCCGGAGATCGTGACTTGATCGCCCGTACTCAATCCGTGATGGAAGTCTGTCGTCACCGTGACGACGTTAGAAACGCGCGCCGCTGTCACGATGTCGGAATATCCGACAACATGCGCCTGCGGTTCGCCGACGCTCCAATGCAAGAGACGACCGTCGCTCGATGCCACGGCGAGGATGTCTTCGCCCCAGTTGTCGATCGTCCAGGTGAACTCACGCGTGAAGAACGCCGAAAACGGGCGACGATCGGCTTCCGTCAGCTCCGCTGTTCCGCCCGACGACGACGCATTCGCTGCCGTCTGCGAAAACGTAAACGTGGTCGACGACGGCACGCTGGCGACTTCAAACGTGCCATTGAACGAGCTGGTTGAAACGCCAGCAATGACGACATCGACCCCCACGATAAAACTGTGAGGCGTCGATGTGGTGATTGTTACTACATTCGACGACCGCACGGCAGTCGAGATCGACACCGTGCCAATGTCGAGACCGTACAGCAGGTCGCTGTAATCGTAGGCGCCATACGGACCGACGAGCGTGCTGTCGGGCGCGACGTAGTTGTCTGGCGTGATGTCTGTAAACGTGCTGCCGTTCAGCACATAAAGCTTCGTCTCGCAGCCGATCGCCGCGTAGGCGCTGTTGTCGTTGTTTGCCCAGGACGTGATCGTGCGCGCGGGGCTGTCGAGAGGAGACGACGTAATGCGCTGCCAGCCACCGATCGGCTGCAGCTTCGCTGCCTGCCAGCGGATGAGGTTGGCGTCCCAATAGCGGCCCTTGGCCTGCAACGCCGTAGCAGGCTTAACAACACCGGGAGGGAGGCTGATCGGGGCAAGCGGCATCACACAACCTCTGTTCTCGCAAGAGCAACGCCCTGATCTTCTACCTCAGCAACGCGCCGGCTCCAACCCTTGCCGAACGTCTGGAACGTCGACAGGCTCTGCAGGAAGGCCAGCCGCTCGTGCTGGTAGGTGATGACGAACGTCTCGGCGTCGTATGTGTCGCAGTACGCTCTGATCCTTGCGAGCGTTGCCGGACCCATGACGCCGTCTTGTTTCGTGCCGGTGATCTTCTGCGCGATCCGGATCGCTCGAGACGGGCCGGAGTTGACGGCAAAGTCGTAGACGGCGAAGTCGATGCCGGACGGCAGCTCGTCGCCGGCGACCCTGTCCCAATAGTTTTTCTTGTAGAGCGGCTTCACCTTCTCCGGCGTCAGCGCGCGCATATCGGCTTCGGTCGCACGGCGTCCGGTGTAGTCGTCCCACACGCGCTTCGTGACGCCGAGGTTTGTCATGCCGCCAGGATCCTTCGGGTGGTTCACGAACCCGCCCTCATGCTTCAGCGTGGCCTTGAATGCGGCATCCCAATTTTCTTTCACCGCGCAACGCCCTTAACCTTCTCGTAGGTTCGCAGCCCTCCGAGACCTAACATGCCAAGCGTGAGGCCCATGAGAGCGTCGACGTTGAAGGACGGCAGCGGGATCGGA